CACTTTGCACAGTGGTATGTTACTATCATGGTCTCTTTTGAAGGTTTGAGGAAGTTCCGAAAGTATGATAACTCCCCAGTCAACATCCGCAAAGCTCTGAAACGTATCATTTCTTGCCGAGAGGATGAAGCCATGTACGTTGCATATCAGGAAAACTTAGGTTATATGTTTAAATTCTTCCAAGACTACCAAAACTTATTTCAAGAGTGTGCCTTCAATCCGCAACACCCATTTGGTTACGAAGTCACGGAAACTCAACGCCTGATGTGCACTGAGATACATAAACTTATATCACGCGGAACTCCTGGTTACTTGGAGAGTAGTGCAATTTTAGCCGGAGCCCCATGCAAATGGGCCTATTCTAAGGTGCATGAATTGTATTTGGGTACAATGGATTTGTTGGGTTCTAGAACAGCTGCAGCTCAAATCCCCCATGTCAAGGAGAAACTGCGTAAGTTGTATGTCCGAGATTCTGGTCATCAAGAGCTGGAAAACTTGCTGATCCGCAAAGTGACTGCTAAGATTAAACGTGAGTTAGCCAAGCCAGGGAAAGCTCCAAGGCTTTTTGTAGATTATGGTGGAAACGTCATGTATGCCAACGAGTTACCAGAGTACGCCAAAGTTTGCTTGACTGAACCCTACACCATTACTCACAATGGCGAGACTTATGTCATCACAATTTTTGCTAAACCTAGAATGAGTTGCATTAACAATTCTATCCAAGACGCGTGGGATAAACTTGATGTCCCACACTTACACCACATATTCATTTACTCAGATGATTCTGTCTATATGGGAAACAATGGTATTGAAAAATATGCTTACAATGTAGACATATCATCTTGTGATTCATCTAATGGATCAACAATGTTTTACCTTGTTGGTTGCATGCTGTCCAATTTTGATCCAGACCGAGCTTTAGGTTTGGTGCGGTCATGTCATCAAGAGATTTGTATTGACCATCCCCATGAACATGGCCAGAGGGCGAAGCTCCAATTAGACAAACCTTTTGAGGGCTCAGGGACTGTCCTTACAACTATTCTAAACCACTTGGCATCTTTTTGTATAGCCACGGGGTTCATTTTTGGGCCAGATCAACGAATTAAAGACCGCATAACATTTGGGGCATGTTTAGCAGGCCATTTAGTTACCTGCGAAGACACTTA